TATGAAGCCAACCGGGAGAAGGTGGCCGCCTACAAAAAGGCCTACTATGAAGCCAACCGGGAGAAGGTGGCCGCCTGCCAAAAGGCCTACTATGAAGCCAACCGGGAGAAGGTGGCCGCCTCCCAAAAGTCCTACTATGAAGCCAACCGGGAGAAGGTGGCCGCCTACAAAAAGGCCTACTATGAAGCCAACCGGGAGAAGGTGGCCGCCGCGCAGAGCTGGATACATGCCGCTCGTGTGGAGCGCGGCTATACACAGTGTGAGCTGGCTCAATTATGCGGGGTATCACAGCCGACGATAGCTATGCTGGAGATCGGTATGATTCCGCTGGAGAAAAGCAAATGTGCGGAAAGACTGCGGGAGATTTTGACCGGATTCAGGGAGAGAGAGGAAATGTGATGGAACGATTAACGGATAAAGCCTGGCGAAATTTTGACCCTTGGGAATGCTGCGGGCAAGACAAATGCTGTCAGAGAGGTTGCTACGATCCCGGAGGGTGTACAAAGGGCTGTATCGTCCCTCGGCTGTATGCACGGCTGGGCGCCTACGAGGACACGGGGCTGATGCCAGATGATGTGCCTGCATTGCAAAAGGACTGGACTGATCTATGTACGACCATCGGAGAGTGCGGCGGCCTTGACCGAGTAAAAGAACTGGCCGAAACCGACAAGAATGGGCGGCTGGTGGTGCTGCCGTGCCAATCTGGGGAGCACGTATTTGCACTGCTTGATGGCAAAAAGTATGTAAGCGAGTGTGAAGTTAAACACGCAGTTTTGGACGGTTGGCGGAAAGTTTTTGCTATTTGCCCAATCGGAGACCTCGGCGCTGAGTACTATGCACCATTTGGGGCATTTGGCCAAACAGTATTTCTTACCCGCGAGGAGGCGGAGAAAGCATTGGAGGCGAAGAAGGATGAGTAAGGCTGTTATGCTGAGCATCCGCCCCAAGTGGGGGGAGAAAATTGCCAACGGCGAAAAGACCATCGAAGTCAGAAAGACCAGGCCGAAACTGGAAACGCCGTTTAAGTGCTATATCTACTGCACGCTGCCAAAATATCCGCACGAGGACTTCATTGCGACGGACTATCCAAGGCCACAGTTTTACGGCGGTGGCAAGGTCGTCGGGGAGTTTACCTGCGACCGGATTTATGAGTTTGCGCCCCTCAACCATGCACCGGATGACGTAGAAAAGCAAGCTTGCCTGACACGGGAAGAAATTGTGAACTACCTAAAGGGAACCGGCTACGGCTGGCATATCTCCGGCCTGCTGATCTATGACCAGCCGCAGGAACTAAGCGAGTTCCAGCGTGCAACTGACCCGTGCGATTCTTGCCATGCAGAATACACATGGGAATGCACAGACTGCAAAAAATTGGGCGGTGACATTAAGCGTCCGCCCCAGAGCTGGTGCTATGTGGAGGAAATGTGATGGCTGAATACATTGAGCGGGCCACAGTGCTACGCGTAGCGCATATCATGCGTCAGGAAGATAAAGGCTTGAAAACTGCGATGATGGATATTCCCGCCGCCGACGTGGTTCCGGTGGTGCGGTGCAAGGACTGTAAGCATCGTATCTATAAGCACGTGAACGATTGGATCGGAGAAATTGGTGGATGCAGTATTTTCGATCACCCTATGCCGACCGATGCCTTTTGCAGTTATGGCGAATACCAAACAAACGGAGGTGCCGCCAATGCCTAAAATATCCGGAATGCAGCGGTACGCCGAGCAGTTCGCCCAGGCGAAGGTAGACGCGGCCCGGCGGATCGTGGCCCAGTACATGATGGACACCCTGCAAATGACCCTCCACCAGACGGAGGGCTGGGGCTATGACCGGATCGTGCGGCTGACAGAGGCATGGCTTAAGACGCGGGATGAGTATATGCCCGTGCTCAACTCCAAAGACCCGTCGGCGGACGTGATGCAGGAGCACATGGACAGGGTGATGGCACAGATCATCGGCGGCAGGCAGGAGCTGATGCCGTTCGGAGAGCGGTATGACGAGCTGCGGAAGGTGACATATGGGAGGTAGACATGGCTGATCCGTTTGTCTTCGTCCGGCAGCGGGCGGGGCCTCTGGTCAAGGCCCTCGTCACGGACAATTACGCATACCTGCGGCGCTACGGGCCGGGAGCGGTGCGGGGCCGGTGTGGCCCAGCTCTCAGCCGCTCCTCCGTGGATAAGCTGGAGCTGCGGTTGGCGCTGTTCGGCTATGACGGCAATTTCTTTACCCTGACCTTCGACGATGACCACTTGCCCCGGACGAGGGCGGAAACTGAGCGGATCTGGGACGCCTTTCTCAAGCGCCTGCGGCGCTGGCACAAAAAGCCGGTGGATTTCTACGTCTACCGGATCGAGGGGCTCCACGGTGATCACCGGCTCCACATCCACGTCTTTCTGCGGGATGCGGATTTTCCACCGGCTGTGGTGCAGTTCCTCTGGCGCAAGTGGGGCGCGGCCTATGATGTGCCCTGGAACCGGGCCAGAGTGCTGTCTGAGGGCGGCTACCGGGGGCTGGCCATCTATTTCACCAAGGAGCTGACGGAGGTGGGACGGCACCCATGGGGCTGCTCCCGGGCGCTGAGTAAGTACATCCCGCCGCCTGACGTGACCACCTGCAAGAGCGGCACGGTGCGGCTGCCCAAGGGCGCCACGCCGCTGCCCATGCAGGGGCGGGATCGGCCTCAGCTGGGAGACTGGGGTCTGTACGGCTACAGCCGTTATCTGCTGCCCGAGAAATAGTGCTTTTATTTTAATAACAAGGATTAGTATAATGTTCTTAAGAACCGTATCCTCTTGAAACCTACGGAATATTTACGGACAACCGCCAAGAAAGTGAGGGGAAAGTATTGCAAATAGAGCAAAACGGTGCTAAACTGAGCACAAAGGACGGATGGTTGACTTGCCCCGTTTGCAAGCGAAACCACCGGCTGCTGAGAATCACGGATGCAACCAGAGCGCGAGGCCTGCTGGTCTACTGCCGGACGTGCCACAGCGAGGTGATTCTGGATATCGACGAAGGCCAGAGCGTTAAGCGCCAGAGCCAATGACACCCCGGATGGGGGCTGTTGTTGGGCCTGGCGCTTTTGTTTTACCCGGAGGTGATAGCCCGTGGCAACAAAGCCGCTGAGACCGTGCCGGTATCCAGGCTGCTACAGGCTGGTGCCCTGTGGGTACTGCGCAGAGCACCAGCCGAAGCCAAGGGCACGGAGCCAGGAGGCGCAATCGTGGCGCTGGATGTACAAGACCCCGGAGTGGCAGACGCTGCGCAGCGAGCAGCTCCTGCGGGAGCCGTGGTGCCGGGAGTGCGCCAAGCGCGGCATCAGGACACGGGCTACGGACGTTGACCACATCCGCGACCACAAGGGCGACTGGGCCGTGTTCACGGATCCCGGCAACCTCCAGAGCCTGTGCCATAGCTGCCACAGCCGCAAGACGGCATCGGACATGGCCAAAACCGCAGCGATGCGGAAGCGCTGGACGCGCTGAAAACGGCGGACGCTTGGGCGCGTGGCTGCTCAGGCCCGCGCCTGCGGGGTTCCCTGCACCCCTCCCCCGGCCTTCAGAAGTTTTGGCCGGGCGGCAAAGTACCGCGGCCACCCCTCCATGTGGGATTTTTTCCCCACGGGGAATCTGAGCGGGCAGGCGGCGGAAAAGTGAATCACACGGCATAGACCACAAGCCTGAAAGGCAAGAGTCAGCACGCACCGGACGGTGCGCAGCGTCTCTTGCCTTTTTGTTTTTCTCCGGCGTGTCACCCGGTCTCTGTACCGGGCTCTTCACTCCCTTTCTTTCCGCCTGGTCTCCGTGACCAACCACGGAGGCCGGGTGATGCGCCGGAGCGGTTCAATTCGGACACAATCCCGGTGCACACGGCGGCGCTTGCGCCGCAGCGGGCATGATCCTCCTGCGGCGGCTCTTGCTGCCATTGCAAGGGCCGCCGTGTGCACCGGGCATCAGGAGGATTGCAGAATGGCAAAAGCGAAGAAGCCCGGCGGGACGGCCGGAAAGGGCGGCGTTAATCCGGCGCCGGTGGCGGACGACCAGACGGTGCGGATCGCAGCGGAGCAGCTGACCATGGTGCCCATTGACGATCTGATCCCCTACGCCAACAACGCCAAGAAGCACAGCGCCAAGCAGATCAACCAGATCCGGGCCAGCCTGCGGGAATTTGGCTTCGTGACGCCGGTGCTGATCGACTTTGACAACAACATCATCGCGGGCCACGGCCGGGTGGAAGCCGCCAGGGCGGAGGGGATGCGGGAAGTTCCCTGCGTGCTGGTAACCAACCTGACGGAGGCCCAGCGGAAAGCGTACATTCTGGCGGACAACCGGCTCAGCGAGACGGCGGCCTGGGATGCGGAGCTGCTGCAAATCGAGCTGGAGGGGCTGGAGGCCCTGCACTTCGATACCGGGATCATCGGCTTTGATGCCGAAAGCTTGCGGGAGATCGAGGTCAACGCCTACACCCGGGCGGCGCCCGGGCAGGGAGAATCCTCGGAAGCGGATGCCGCAGCTGCGCCGGAGCATGATGCACCGAATACGCCTCCTCACACATGCCGGTGCCCCAAGTGCGGTTTTGAATTTGATGCAGAGGGGTGAATCCTATGGCCGGGAAAAGACAGCCGACGGACGTGGTGATCGCCAATGGGCGGAAGCACCTGAGCAAAAGCGAGGAGGCGGAGCGGCGGGCCGGTGAGGTCAAGGTGGCTCCCGCCAGGACGGCCAGACCGCCCAAGTGGCTGCCGGAGACGCTGCGGAAGGATTTCCGGGCCGTGGGCAAGCGGCTGATCGCCGCAGGGCTCTACACGGAGCTGGACGCCGACACTCTGGGCCGCTATCTGGTGGCCCAGCACCAGTGGCTGATTGCCACCGGGGAGACGGAGAAAGCGCTGGCGCAGCGGGATCAGGAGGGCGCGGACGGCTGGGGCCGGATTCAGGAGCGGTATTTCAAGCAGGCCCGGAACTGCGCCAACGACATGGGCCTGACGGTGACCAGCCGGTGCCGTCTGGTGGTGCCGGAGAATACCCGGCAGGCCACGGAGGACAACAACCCCATGCTGGAGCTGATCCGGGGAGGCATGGATCGGTATGCCTGAGCTTCTGACGCTGGCCCCCGGCGTCATCGTCCCGAAGCCGGACGACGGCGCAGAACTCCGGTACAATCAGGCCGCCGTGGAGCGTGTGGAAAAATTCTTTTCAATGCTGGTGTTCGGCCAGAACGACTGGGCGGGCAAGCCCTTTGAGCTGCTGCCGTGGGAGCGTGACCTGATCCGGCAGTTCTACGGCATCGAGGTCAGGGACGACGATGGCCGCTGGGTGCGGTACCGGCGGTTTCTGTACAACGAGATCCCCAAAAAGAACGGCAAGAGCGAGCTGGCGGCGGGGCTGGGACTGTACCACCTGCTGGCCGACGGCGAGCAGAAACCGGACGTGGGTATCTTCGCCGTGGACAAGGAGAACGCCGACATCATCTACCGATGTGCCCAGACCATGGTGGAAAAGTCCGTGATCGGGCAGCCGGAGCACCGGCCGCTGGCATGGGCAAGGCCCAGCGTGCGGGAGATCCGGACACGCTTCGGCGGGCGGATGAAGGTGTATTCCGGAGACGTGGACAACAAGCACGGCCCCAGCTTCTCCGCCATCCTGTGCGACGAGCTCCACGCATGGTCGGGCCGGGCAGGCCGGGAGCGGTGGAACGTCCTGACGACAGGCTCCGACGCCGCCCGCGCCCAGCAGACCGTCATGGTGCTGACTACGGCGGGCGATGACCCCGACCGGAACTCCATCGGCTGGGAAGTCCATGAGAACTGCCGCCGGATTCTGGCATGGCGGCGGGGCGAGCCGGAGCGGCCGGGAGACACGGACAACAGCGAGTGGCTGCCCATCATGTACGGCATTTCCACCTTGACGCAGGACGATCCGGATAAGATTGCGGAGTTGGACATCTACGACGAGGAGCTGTGGAAAACCTGCAACCCCAGCTACGGCGTGACTATGCGTGCCCGGAAGTTCCGGAAGGAAGCGCAGGCTGCCCGGATGAGCGAGGCGGCGGAGCGCAATTTCCGGTGGCTGCGGCTGAACCAGTGGATCAGCACCAAGGACGTGGGCTGGTTGCCCCTGACCCTGTACGACAAGACCCAGATCGGCCCTTCCGCCAAGGCGGAGCGGGAGGTCTGGGTGCAGGAGCATCTGACGGGTAAAACCTGCTACGCCGGACTGGACATGTCTTTGCGGACAGACCTCAGCGCTCTGGTGCTGGTATTTCCGCCCCAGCCGGGGCTGGAGCAGGGGGTCGCCCTGTTCCGGGCATGGCGCCCGCTGGAGGGCGTGCTGGAGGCGGAGCAGCGTGACCATGTGCCATACCGTGACTGGGAGCGGGCGGGCTTCCTGACCCTCTGTCAGGGGGACATGATCGACAACCGGGATGTGATCGCGGCCATTCTGGACGCCAAGCGGACATACGACCTGCGGGCGCTGGGCGTTGACCAGTTCTTAACAGAAACAATGACGCCGCTGCTCCAGGACGAGGGCGTGGAGATCATCGCTATCCCGCAGACCATGTTAGGCATGAGCCCGGGAATGAAGGAGCTGGAAATGCTGATCCGCAAGCATGAAATGCTCCATGTGCATAACACCTGCGCCCGGTGGTGCTTTGGAAATGTGCGGTGCGCGGTGGACGGCAACGAGAACCAGAAGCCCATGAAAAACCGGAGCACCGGGCGGATTGACATTACGGTGGCGTGGATCATCGCCGTGGCGGCATGGATTGTGAAGCGCAACCAGAAGCCGGATCTGGCGGCAGCCATGAACCGGCCGGGGTTCAGCTTATGACGCGGTTCGAATTGAACCGGAAAGGAGACCGCATGAAGAAATTGAAAAGCGCTCTGGCCCGGTTTGGCCCGGACGTGCTGCTGGTGACCGGCGCCGGGGCGCTGGCTGTTGGCTTTGGCATGGTGTGGCTGCCGCTGGGCGTGATTGCGGCTGGCGTGGCCCTGATCGCCTTCGCCATTTTGAGCGGCCCGGGAGGTGACGGACAGTGAGCATGACAGACCGGCTGCGGCTGGCCGTCCGGCGGCCGCAGCTCCGCAACGATGTGACGGTGCAGACACTGGCGGCGTCCGGCGGGCTGGCTGTAGGGGATGTGTCCGAGACCACCGCCCGGAAGCTCAGCGCGGTGGACGCCTGTATGGAGATTCTGAGCAATTCCGTCAGCAAGCTCCCCAACTTCGTCATGGACAGCCGAACGCGGCGGCATGTGGAGCATTACCTTCTGCGGTTGCTGAATGTCCGCCCCAATGAGGCCATGACACCCAGCATCCGGCGGAAGGTGCTGGAGAACAGCCGGAACGAGGGGGGCAACGGATACGACTGGATTATCCGGGATCCCCGGACGGGGCTGATTCGGGAACTGATTCCGGTTCCGTGGTGGCTGGTGCAGCCCTGGCGGGATTCCGCCGGGCATGTATGGTACACCGTGACCCATCCGGTAACCGGGGATCCCATGGTGCTGTCCAACGAGGACATCTGCCATTACAAGGCCACCACGCGGGACGGCCTGACGGGGATTTCCCCGCTGCGGCGTGCCAGTGAGGTTCTGGCGGCGGCCCAGGCGGCGCAGGCGTATGATCTGGCGTTTTATTCCAACGGCGGCCAGCCCAGCGGCGTGCTGGAGACCGACAGTGATCTGGGCGGCTGGGCCGAGGACGTCAACGGCAAGCACATCCAGAAGCCGGACGGCAGCTACCTGACACGCAAGGATGTCCTGCGGCAGGAGTGGGAGAAAGTCCACGCAGGCCCCAGCAACAGCCACCGGCTGGCGATTCTGGATCTGGGACTGAAATATACCCCCATCGCCGCCACCAACAAGGACGCACAGTTTGTGGAAAACAAGGAGGTCTCCATCCGGGACATCGCCCGGTATTTCGGAGTCCCCCTGTACAAGCTTCAGGAGGGCAAGCAGGCATACGGCAGCAACGAGCAGAACGCCATCGAATATGTCGTGGGAACCCTCCACCCTATTGTCAACCAGTACGCCGAGGAGCAGACGTGGAAGCTTCTGACGGATTCCGAACTGCGGCAGGGGCTGGAAATCCGCATCAACATGATGGCGGAGCTGAAGGGCGACACGGCCAGCCGGGGCGCCTGGTACACCAATCAGAGGAACAACGGTGTGTTCTCCGTCAACGACATCCGGGCGCTGGAAGATCTCCCGGATGTGGAGGGCGGCGATGAACGCCGGGAAAGCCTGAATTTCGTGCCCCTGAAGGACTGGGCACGGCTCAGCGAACAACGAAACGGAGGTAACGGAAATGCGGGTAACGCTTAACGGCATCGTGTCGGCTGACGACGATGTGGAAATCTACCAGTGGTTTGGGCTTTCGGCATTCTCTCCCAAGGCTGTGCGGGACGCTGTGGCGGCCACACCGGAGGGGGAGGATCTGGTGCTGGAGATCAACAGCGGCGGCGGCAGTGTGTTTGCCGGATCTGAGATCTACAGCGTGCTGAAGAGCTCCGGCGTCCACACGGTGGCGGAGGTTCAGAGCCTCGCGGCCAGTGCCGCCAGCTATCTGTGCCTGGGCTGTGACGAGGTTCTGATCTCCCCGGTGGCGCAGATGATGATCCATATGCCGTCCACCATCACGGATGGCGACCGGACGGCCCATCTCCGGAGTGTGCAGCTGCTGGACAGTACCCGGGAGGCCATCCTGAACGCCTATGAGCTGAAGGCAG